AAATATCAATCTTTTCATTCTTGTTATCAATCGAAGACTCATTTGCTAGTCCAGTAAATAAAGTTTTCCCATCAATATTTACCATAACGTCAAATACGTCTATCACCTGTAGATCTTTTCCTTCTAATGACATAATTATTACCTCCTGTTATTTAATATTTTACTTTCTACTTGTTGCTCCATTCATATTTTCTTTGAATTTATCAAATGAAATATCATCATTTTCAATATCTTCAATATGCGTACTCCAGTGTTCTAATTTGATATTTTTCGCACCAACACAAAGGAATTGTATATTGGATTCATATTCACTTATTTTGTTTAATCTTGAAATTAATTTATTTGCTTGATATATAGTGAACCCCAACAATTGTTCTGGTGTATAGCCAGTAAATGCCATTATACTTGTGATGGTATCTTCAAAATCACTGTTATTATTGGAATTATTCAATTTATTTTTCTTGTCATACCACTCTTGTAATTCTTTGTTTTTTGCCTGTTTTGGAAGATGAATATCGTTAATTTTAATAATCTGATTTCTTATATGATTAAAATTATTTCTGTCTATTATTTTTCCATCAATAGCAATTTGTTCTGTTTCTTGATACCAAACTACGTTTTCCGTATGAAATGAACGACTTAACAATTCACCCAAAGGTTGTAATAGAGTTGATTCTGAAACAAAAATATCAAATATTTTAATATTTTTTTCAATAGACTTACGTTTTTCAACTTCATTTATATCAATTTTTTGAAGTAGACTATTTACGGTAATCGTTAAAAGACCAAACAAATGTCCATATTCAATAAATTCACTAATAGTAAATGGGTATAATTTTCCAACGTCATCTATCTCAACGGGTAGATTAAATATATATCTCAAATCATTCGCCACAGTATCACCTTAATTTCTTAGCATTGGACGTATTAACTGTCATTGACATTTCCATACATGAATAAGAATTATTTAATTTAAAACAATGCGCTTTTTTCATAAGTGTTGTTCCTAATCCAGTTAGTTCTGCTTGTTGGTCGAGCATCTCACATAAACACATTCCAATTCTAATCGCCCTAAATTGTTCAATATCTTTTAATCTCCAATATTTATTTGGAATAACAATATCAAAAATATAGATTTCTTCACCAATTGTATCTTTGCTTAAATCTGAATTGAGGAGATTAAAAAATAAGAAGATTTTTTCTCCATCTTGAATTGCTTCATCAAAAAAAGACAACTGAATGTTGTCTCCAATTAAGCTATACGTGATATCTGGTTGAGTAGCTGATACTTTAAGCGGATTGTCTCCTGCGTATTTTAAGTAACGCTTAATGCTTTGGCTATTATCTAATAATTTTAATATGTCATTAAAATGTTTTTCCATATTGGCTAGTTTTACACTGGTTTCCATATATTCACCCCTTAAAACAAACCGACAATTTTTATTGCCTTTGTGGTTGTTATTTCACTATCAGAAATAGATGTTGCTTTAAGCAAAACATTCTCCCCTAGTATCGTTCCTGCCGTTAATGTTATGCTTGTATCAGTTTGTGTGATGATTGTAGCATAAATGTTTTCACTACCATCCTCATTGGTTAATGTCCATACACAAGCCAAATTTGACGTATAAGAAGATGTGGTATTTTTCATGATTGTACTATCTCCTGTTATAATCAAACCAGATAGTGGAGTAGGTGTAGAATTTACTGTTTCATCATTTGTTAATTCCATCGTTAATGCTAGTAAACCAACAATGTCAGTATCATTAATGTGCATTACTTTATAGTTGTTTAATCCTATTTTATACACCTGATTATATGTAATTGCTCCAGCATCTTCATTGTTGGAAACAATTACCGAGATTTTGCCTTCAGCTAACGGGAAATACTTTGTACCTTCCGTAGTTTCAACTGATGTTTTACTTGAAACAATACACGGAACTTCCAATGAAACGGTGTTTTTAATTACTGTTAGAGTGTGAGTGCATTTCTTAATAATCCCATTTTTATATATTGGATTAGTCTTATTAACTGATATACACATCCAATTCTGGCTTTCAATATTAATTAAATCTCCAATATTTAAAGATAAATCTGGGTACATTAAAATTTTCTTCTCACTCAAATCATCTTCATCTATAATTTGCACACCAATCGACGTTGCGGAACTATTAAAATATGCTAATCTATATGATAGACTATCTTGAAAATTAGCCTTAATAGAATCTTCAATTTCTTTAGTATCTCTCTCAACTTGAGTGTTTCCATTTATATTCAACTTTGTAGTATAAATATCCCAATTCGCCATAGCCTATCACCCCATAATCTTTTAGTAATCAGCAAGAGTAAATCTCTTCCATACAGTATCGGTTTCGTTTCCTTCTTGAGTACATAAGTAGTTATATGTATCATCAGACACCAATGAATATCTCTCTTTACATGGTGTTGCCCATTGACCACCTTCAAAGCTATCTTCTGCAATGGCTTCCGCAAACGCAGTAGCACCAGTGCCACTTGCAGTTGCAGTAAATCCATCTAATGCAGTAATAGAAGTAGCTATTAAAGTAGCAGTGTTTTTGGCGTCGTCTAAAGCACCTGCAACACCAGTCCCCAGAGTTACTGTAATTTTCGTTCCAGATAATTCAGAAGCTAATGCAACATCATTACCTTCTCCAGCAACAACTTCAATTGAATAAGAATTACCACCCACACCGTATTCATCATAACTTACTGTTACAACTCCATTATCTCCAGCACCCAAAGCAATAGTTGCCTTTTTCTTATTTACAGGAGCAGATTCAGCAAACCATTTTGTTTTATAAATAAAATCCATGTATAAACCTCCTTTTAACTTATATATTTATCTTTTAATTTTTCAACAAGCGAAATTGACGAGAATACTTCCTTTTTGAATTTTTTATGTTCGATATTTTTTTCAGATATTAAAAACTGTATTTTGCTTAATAAACTAATAAATCTAGCATCATTTTTTAAAAACTCAATCAAATCTTTGCTTCCAATTAATTCACATTTTAAGGACTCTAAAAACTCAATCAATGTTTCACTTTTTTCTTCTTTTAAACAAAGACTTTTATATAATTGACTAATAAGAAAATTAAAATAGTTGATAAAAAATTGTTTATTAATATTATCAAGATTAATATTTATCATGACTACACCTCTTTTAGTGTGTAAGCATAGAAGGTATAAGAAACTATCATTTCACTTATTTCATTATCTAAATCTTTTTTCAATCCTATTAACCGATTCAAATGTTCTGCTTGAGATGTTAATTTCCAATCCTTCGTAGACATTTTTTGTTTTAATAAACTAACATCATAAATTTTATCATTTAGCCAAAATTTTTTCATAGCTGTTGCGATAATTAGTTTTTCCTCATCTGTTAATAATTGATTGTATTGTTTTAAATTATCGTCTTTATCAGACAAATCTTTTTTGCAAGATTTAAACATTGTAACCGCCTTAACCCTTAACATATTTAAAATACTTTCTTTGTCCTCTACATCGAAAGATAAATATGTATTATCTAAAATATCGTTTAAAAACATATCGTCTACATCCGAATAAGGTGTCATATAATCACCCCTTATGTTATATCTATGTTATTATTTTCTGTTCTTTTTTTAGAAGTGACTAATAAACTTAAATCAATGTTTAGTTCATCTTCAATATATTTCTTTATTTTTATTGAATCTAATTCGCCACTATTTATCATATCTGCTGCCTGTTCTGCAACTGTATTTTTATATCCTTTTGGAAGTTTATCAAACTTCTTTTTAAACTTATCAAAATCAAGTCTAAGAATATCAGACACATTATTAATACCTAAAATTTCTTTATAATTTTGTAAAATGTTTAGATATTTTAATATTTCAATTTCATCTTCTTCAATAATTCTTATCCATGGTTCTGTTACAAACCTTGTATCTGAATTTTTTAAATTTACTAATTCCCCTAATTCAATATTATTTGTACTACCTTTTTCTTTTTCATCCCAAATAATTGTATAACCAATCTGACGTTTGCTTTTATAAACCAACCCGCCCTTTGAAATGTTTTTAACACAAATCATTCTTGTTAAATCGGGTTTCCATAAAACTTCTTGTGGTTTTTCATTTACTACTTCGGATTCATTGTTGTCAGTTTTTAATACTGCTTCATTATTATCTTTAACATCTTTTTTAGCCGTGGATTTATTTGTGTTAATCTTTTTTGTATCACTCTTTTTTGTAGCCATATGTACTCTCCTTTTATCTCATAAATCAAAGGGGAGATATTTCACTCCCCATTAATTAATATTTATTGTATTACGAAATTTCATATTTTCCAAACAAGTCTGTAATAACCGTACCAGTACCATACTGATTTGCAAAGAAATAATCTTGTGTTAAATCAGGATTCGCCAAAGCATCTCCAGTTACAATTCTTGTTTCACCTTCAGTAACAAATTTAATAGGCTTTTCATCTCCTGTAATAACATAAATATCATTTTCAGATAATTTAAATGTATAACCACCAATGTTATGAGCCTGATTAATTTTCAACATTTCTGTACCATTAAACATTCCATAATGTCCAACTTTATACATATCTTCTTTCGCTAGTTCGGAAACAGTAGAAGTTGCTATTTTTCTAAGTGCTTTACCTGTACCAGCTATCATAGCTTTTTTACCACTAGATGCTTCAACGTGTTCAATAAGAGTAATAAGTGTATCCTCATCAAAACTACCGCTTTGTGTAAATGTGGCGGGAAGAGATGCAAAAGAACCTGTGAATGCGGTATAAAGGTCATCGTTGATTTTCAGTTTAAATGCTTTGTCAAGTGCATCCAACATTGTATTAAAATCAACTCTGCCAGAAAGCAATCTTGACAGATGCTCAAAGATTTTTATGCCTTTCCACGATGTTTTAATGCTAACATCTGTACCAACATCCATTCTCTGCCTTCTTAATACAGTAGTACCATCCGCAATTTCAGATACGGTTAGCATTGTATTGTCGGGAACATAGAAAGAATTTTGGTCGCCAAGAGCAACGTTTTTAAAATCTACGAATCTTTTGAAAAAATTATCCTCTGGAAGTCCTTCAATTATTGTATTGCTAAGAATTTCCTCCATGATTTCAAACATTTCAACTTGATTCCTGCGAAGAGATTTATAATCAAGTTTGGAAGTTCCGCCATTTAATTCAACCAACTCTGCTCTCAGCACCTCGTTCGCATCATTCTTTGAAAATTTTTCATGAGAAAATTTATCTTTATATACTTGCTTTGCAAGAGTTACTAATTTTGTGTTATCAGCCATTGTATTTATCCTCCTTTATTTTTATATTTATCTTAGTATCCAACTAAAATTTCTACAACGTTTAAATATGTATCTTTCTTGTAAAGCTCTCTAGCAATAATTTTACCAGCTAAAGTTTCAGTACCGCCCAAGGCAGCTTTTTCAGTCCACTTTGTAGAAGTGGCGGTAACTGTTAAATAATTACCAACCGCAGGAATATCGTCATCATCATTAATAGCAGTGATACATTCATCTGACAAAGATAAAAACTTTCCAACTTCGGGAAAAATAACTGTGATAGGTTTACCTGCGGCATTGATAAATTGATTTAATGCTCCGCCAGCAATTGTAGTTTCATCATAGATTACCTCCGGTGTTGCTACTACACCGACATTAACCGCAGTCACAGCACTTGGTGCAATTGCCTTGAATACCTCTCTATTTGCAGATGCATCAAGTAATTCATCCACCTGTACGATATTACCATTTTCGATTTGCGTAGCTGTCGTACTAACATAATATTTAGCACTTCTAATTTTTGTAGGAACTGAATCCGTTCTAATTACTCCATAATTAGCCATAATTTTATTTCCTCCTTATAATTTTATATGTTTATTAAACAAATCATCAAATTCTCCAACATTATCATCGCTTGTTTTTGTAAAAGCAATCTTAACCTTTGTTTTGTTTGATGGTGTTCTTGTTGTGAATTTTGCCGATTTCTTACCTAAAATAGCAAAACACTCTTTTTCAAGTGCATCGATTTCATACTCAGATGCCTTAGATTTGAGTGTTTCAAATTCCTCATTGCCTTCCAATTCAGAGAATTTTTCAAATACCTCTGTTTCAGCAATATCTCTTTCGTCTTGTAGTTTTTTTGTTTGAAATTCTTTTAAAGATTCAACTTCTGTGTTTGGTGTAGAGTAAATAGTTTTATATTCCTCAAACTCACCCTTTAATTTTTCAAACTGTTCTGTAACACCATTTCTTTCATCTTGTAATTTTTTATTTTCTTCCTCAGTCAATCTTACAAGAATCATCTTTTCAAACTCGCCTGTAATAGTTGCTGTGATAGTAGTTTCATCAAAAGTATAAGTATATCTACCATGAATACAGTCATATTCAGGTGTCCATATATTCTTTTCTACATAAACATATGTATCATCAAAATCTTCTACCCATAGATATTCTTCATATGTAACTTTACCATCAGCGTCTTTTTCAATTTTTGGATCAAGTGCATTGCTAAGTGCCTCACGTTTTTGATTATATGTTGTAGAAAATAAAACATCTGTATCACTAGGCTCATTATGGTTTTCTGAAAGCTCTTGCAATTTTGCATCCAAATCTTCAAATGTAATTTCTTCTACATTAAAATCCAATTGTTCTAATGTGAAGTTATACTTAGCTATTAATTCTAATTTTTTATCCACTATATCGTTACCTCCCTCTTTGTTATTATTTATATCAAGACCAAACTCATTATTTTTAGTTTGATTTTGTAACGAAAATTGTTTTATTGATTCATTTATTTCTGTTAGTATTGTTTCAAATTGAGTCGCAAAATTTAATTCAAATTTTTCAATTAAACCGCCTATCATGGCTGGATTTTTTGAATCTCCCAAAATGCACAAAGCTCTAAATTTTGCCTTTGTGAAATTGAAAACTTTGTTTTTATCAAGATACCCCTCAATAGATGATGGATGCAATTCCATAGAATGACCCTTTTGACCATCTCTATTAAAAATATCTATACAGTTTTCAAATTGTTTCCACAACAAAACTTCACAAGTTAAAAATTCTCTTTCAATTCCATCTTCGCATATTTTAGTTTCAAATTTTGCATTATTGCTCTCAATGACACAACCATAGCCTCTACCTACATATTCAACTTTTACTCCATCATTATCAATAATAATTCTTTCTTCATGACCTGCAAAATCTTCTTCGTTTGTATTGTCAACTTCTATGTATCCAACAATAGGAATTCCCACCAAAGATGGTATCATCTCTGTAATAGTATCCTTGCTAAATATGCTGTTATTAAGATTTTTGCCTGTATGGCAGACCCACACTTTAGCACACATAAATCTATCATCATTTATATAATCTGGAGTTTTTATTTCTTCAAATGTTACAGGCAAGCTTGTATTAATATTGACTTCCAATTGTCACCACCTACTTTCGTATCTATCCTACATTTAAAAATACATTTGATTGCTTAAAACATATTGAGTAATTTTATTGTTCTTGTTTAAATATTTTAATATTTCATCTGTTTCTTCAAACAACCAAACCTCTTTATTATCGTTACTTTGCTTTAAATAGCACTTATATCCCTTTTTAAAGAGCTTATCTTTTACAGCTTTATCGTAACAATAAATTACTTTTTTCATATAAATCACTTCCAAATATTAATCTCTGACATCTTTATTATTAGAATCATTTTTTCTTGTATTTGCCCCAGATGCACTCAATTCATCCTCTTTTAATTGCGGAGCACCACCTTCATTACCTGACTGTGTGTATGATGTTTGTAAGGGAATCCAACTATCTGTTAGACCTAAAACCGAATTTTCAAGAAATTCCATATGTAATACAGAACTTGGAGACATACCTATTGACGCAGCATATTTTAATTTATTTGGGATTCCTAAACTTGCGGCTTCCTTTTGGTTCTTAATCTCATCAGATTTAGTGTAAATATTAATATCTAAAAAAGAAGTTTTAAACTTTATTATTTTGTTCTCGTCTTTTAGTTTCTTATTTACCCATCTTTCCAACTGGCGTAAAACCTTAAAATCTACCGCAGAATCTACTAAAATACTTTTTGTCACGGTTGATGCAATGCCATTACCATTAAATAACGAACTCTCGACTCCGATTGCATTGTATAAAGCATCTTCTGCTTCCGCAACACTATTAGAAGTTTTATCTGATTTCTCAACTTTAACGGGTTCTACGCTATCAAATGGTGATAAAATTCCGCCAACTTGTTCTGGAAGGCTTCCCATCATTAAATCATAATATTCAATTGCCTTATTAAGTTCTAACGCAAAATCATTTGCCTTATCGCCTTTATTTAAATAAGGTATTTTAGCCACCAATAATAGATAATTTTCCAATTCAGTCTTTGCAAGTTTCAATTGTTTATAATCTTCTAAGGCATAAATTTCTTCAAAAATACCACAAAATGGGGGTATAGGATACTCTATATTCTCATTTATTTTTACACAAATGGTATTTGATGACTCTAATTCTTGCCACCTTTTATTTTTTGGATCTTCTTTATATATTTCATATTTAATCTTAAATTCATCAGCAAATCTTAAAAGTTCTTCCTCTCTTGAATTAAAGTAACTAAAATCAAATTGAAATGTAATTACACCATCTTCAGTTCCATTTGTTTCACAATAATCAGGATTTAATGTATCAATAAAATAAGAATCTTTAAGTCTATATTCATATCCGTAAAAAACATCATCAATCCATGCACGTTCCATTATTTTAGAAAATTCATGTTT